TCAATCCCAACGAAGATGGCAGCGCCGAGTTCCCGCGTGAGATTTATTACATCGACCGCAAGAGTGCCGAAGGCCGCAGCCTTGTTGAATTTGAACTTGCCGCCAGCTTTGACCTTGCTGGTGTGCGGGCACCCAAGCGGCAGTGCATCGCCAACCTATGCCCATGGACATACCGCTCAGCCGAATGCGGTTACACTGGCACCAACTATTTTGATGCGGCAGACCAGCCAGTGCTGAGCGCATCTGGTGACGTATGCGGCAAGCGGCTCAATAGCTGCCACCTGCGCTTTGGGCAGAATGCTGAACTACCGTTTGGCGGCTTCCCAGGCGTTGGTACATTCAGCGGAGGACCATGAACTGGCGCGACGCAGCATTGGATCACGCCAAAGCGGAACACCCCCGCGAGGCCTGTGGGTTGCTGGTGGTCATCAAAGGCCGCGAGCACTACATCCCCTGTCGCAATCAAGCGGCAACACCAGACCAGATGTTTGTGCTGTCAACCGAGGACTATGCCGCCGCCGAGGACCAAGGCGAGGTGTTGGCTATTGTCCACAGCCACCCGAGTACACCGCCGCAACCATCACCGGCAGATCGCACCGCCTGCGGGGCCAGTGGTCTGCCGTGGTATATCGTCAACCCCAACCTCGAAACATGGGGCGAATGCAAGCCATGCGGGTACAAGGCACCACTGATTGGCCGCGAGTGGGTGTGGGCAGTGCATGACTGCTGGACACTGGCGCGTGACTGGTATGCCGAGCAAGGCATCAAGTTACGCGACTGGGAACGGTGCACCAACCCAGAAGACTTTCAGGCCAAACCGTATTTTGATGATCGCTGGAAGGCGACCGGCTTCCGTGAGTTGCTGCCCGATGAAGAACTGGAAAAAGGCGACTTGCTGTTCATGAGCATCAGCAGCCCCGGCCTCAACCACTGCGCCGTCTACCTAGGCGATCAGATGATGCTTCACCATCTGCAGGGACGGTTGTCATCTAGGGATATCCTTGGAGGTTGGGCCCTAAAATGCGTAGGAAGGAGGTTGCGTCATGCTGCGTAAGATCAAGCTGTACGGCGCCCTCGCTAAGTTTGTCGGCCATCGGGTGCTAGAGGCAGATGTTGCCACTGCCGCTGAAGCGATTCGTTTTCTGGTGACCAACTGGCCTGAGCTTGAAGGCCACATGGCGAAGCAGTATTACCGCGTCCACACCGCTGGCGAAGATCTGACGCTGGATGATGTCCACAACCCAATGGGCCGCGAGATTGAGATTGTGCCCGTGATCGCTGGTGCTGGGGCAATCGGGCGGATTCTGCTGGGCATTGCGTTGATTGTGGCTACATTTGCCATCCCTGGCGCGGCGGCGTGGCTCGGACCAACGGCAGTGAAAATCATTGCGGGTGTTGCCACTAGCTTGGTTCTTGGTGGTGTTGCAGAGCTTTTAACCCCAACACCCAAAACAGACGTAGACGAAGGCGACCCGAAAAAAAGTTTCAGCTTTAGCGGGATTCAAAATACGACACGGGCGGGTGTGCCGGTCCCCGTAGTTTTCGGGGAAATGCTGGTCGGCGGCATTGTTGTCAGTGCTGGCGCTGACATTGTGCAGGTGTCAGGCGTATGAGTATCTATGGTGCTGGCGGTGGCGGCAAGGGTAAAGGCGGCGGCGCCTTTCGTAAATCCACAGAAGCCAAAGACAACCTCGACTCAACGGCCTACGCCAAGATCGTTGAAATTCTCAGCGAAGGTGAGATCGAAGGCTTTGCCACGCCATCACGCCTTGGCCTGACAGTTGGCACGACGCAATACATGAATGCGTCGATGAAGGACATCTACTTCAACAAAACCCAACTGCTTAACGCTGCCGCCGATAACACGCTGCCGCAAGACGCAGATTTTAACTTCAAAAACGTCACGGTTGTCAGCAAATTTGGCACGCAAAGCCAAGCATATGTGCCGGGCTTTGATGCAGTTGAAGAGGAGATCTCAGTCGGCCAATCCGTGACGATTGCGACGCCTGTTGTCAAGACCATTATTGACACCAATGTCAACGCCGTCCGTTTGACATTAAGTGTGCCGTTGCTGCAAAAGGTACTCGATAACGGCGACATCGTTGGCACATCACTATCGCTAGCGATTGCAGTTCGTTATTTCGGTGGCAGTTACACCACCGTGATCACTGACACAATTTCAGGCCGCACGTCTGACTTGTACCAGCGGGACTATATTGTTGACCTTGCTGGTGCGTTCCCTGTTGACATCCGCGTTAGCCGCACATCAGCGGAACCGGTCAGCATCAAGGAAACCAATGCTTTCTCATGGTCTAGCTACACCGAGCTGATTTACAAAAAGCTCAAGTATCCAAACACCGCCTACGTCGCCACACGGATTGACGCTGAGCAGTTCAGCAACATCCCGCAGCGTGCATACAAGATTCGCGGCATCAAAGTCGCCATCCCAAGTAATGCAACCGTTGACCTAGAAACTGGCAGGCTTACCTATGCCGGCATCTGGAATGGAACATTTGGCGCTGCAAAGTGGACCAGTGACCCTGCGTGGATCCTGTGGGATCTGCTGACCAGCAGACGCTACGGCCTAGGTGATCACATCCAGCCAAACACGCTCGACAAGTGGGCATTTTTTCAGGCCAGCAAATACTGCTCTGAGTTGGTATCGACTGGCCTGAATGATCCAATCAGCGAGCCACGGTTTAGCTGCAACGTCAATATCCAAACGCAAGAAGAGGCGTACAAGCTGATCAGTGACATGTGCTCAATTTTCCGTGCCATGCCGTATTGGGCGGCTGGTTCGTTGAGCATGATGCAGGACCGGCCATCGGATCCGGTTGCGCTGTTCAGCCTTGCCAATGTCAGTGAGGACGGCTTCAGCTACGAAACCAGCAGCCTGAAGACCCGCTCAACTGTTGTCGTTGTCGGTTGGCTAAATCTGGAGCTAGGCGACATTGACCGCGAAGTGGTCGAAGATCCTGAAGGCATCGCTCGCTATGGCGTGGTGACCAAAGAGGTGACAGCCTTTGCGACCACCAGCCGGTCACAAGCCCATCGCGTGGGCGAGTGGATTCTCTACTCCGAACGCTATGAGACAGAAGTATGCAGCTTCACCACCAGCTTGGAGAACGGCATCATCGTTCGCCCTGGCGCTGTCATTAACATTGCCGATCCAGTAAAAGCTGGCGCCCGTCGTGCTGGACGCATCAGCGCCGCAACCGCATCTACTGTCACGGTGGACAATGCGACGGACTTGCCATCAACCGGCACACTCAGCGTGGTGCTGGATGACGGCATCGTTGAATCACGCACCATCACAGACCTGACTGCTGGTGTGTACACGGTCACGCCACCGCTCAGCATGGCACCGCAAAACGGTGGCGCATGGATGGTCGAAACCGATGACATCCAGCCAACGCAATGGAAGGTGCTGGGTCTGCAAGAGCAAGACGGCATCAACTATTCAGTTACAGCCGTCAGCTACAACAGCAGCAAGTACGACTATGTAGAGCGTGGCGCACCACTTGAAGCCCGCGACATCACCAACTTGAACGAGCCACCTGCAACGCCGCAGGATCTAACCGGCACCGAAATCCTGTATCCCCTTAACGGTCGGGTCACAACAAAACTGGCACTCACATGGAAGGGTGTCCGTGGCGTCAATGAGTACCGCATCCGGTGGCGTGCTGAATTTGGCAACTGGACCGAGGTCCGTAAATACGGCCCGCTGTACGAAATCGAGGATGTCACAACTGGCAACTACCAAGTGGAGGTGTATGCAATCAGCTCGACGCAGGTGATCAGCAGCGCACCGGCAGAGATGATGTTCTCGGTGACAGGCGTAAGCGCACCACCTGCCAACCCGACAGGTGTGAGCTTGGTGCCGATCAACGAAAGCACCGCCATCATCCAGTGGGATCTAGCAACTGACCTTGATGTGCTGATCGGCGGTGAAGTGCTGATTCGCCATGACCCGCGTGACATGCCAGCAGCGGAGTGGTCAACCAGTAACGCCATCGTGCAGGCAGCGGCTGGCAACCAAACCCAAAAGCAGGTGCCGTTGTTAGCTGGCACTTATTTCGTCGCCTTCCGTGATCAATCCGGCGTGCGGTCGTTGGTGCCGGTTGGCATCCATGCAGCATTGCCCACGCCGCAGCCACGGTTGAGCGTAAAGGTCTGGGAAGAGCAAAACCTGGTGCCCAAGTTTGATGGCACCAAAACCAACTTCATCTACGACGCTGGCAAGGTTGCGCTGTATTTGAACCCAGCGACTGCGCTGACTGGCACCTATGTCTACAAGGACACGCTGGACCTGACGCAGGTTTATGACATCAACCTTCGCCGCCGGATTATTAGCTATCCGGTCAGCACGTCAATCAATTTCGATAGCGTCACGGGGCTGTTTGACGACCAACCCGGCAACTTCGACGGCAGTGACCTTGATCAGGTCAACTGCGTCACCTACGTCCGCACAACAAACGACAACCCAGCCGGCACGCCAACGTGGGGACCGTGGAATGAGTTTGTTAATGCCGTGGTGCGAGCACGCGCCATCCAAGTGCGGGTGATTGGTGCCACCGAAAGCAACCTGGTCGGCTTGGCAATTTCAGACCTTGGCGCAACGGCTGAACTGCAGCAGCGGGTTGAATCGGGCAACCGGACTGGCGCCAACACCTACACGGTCACGTTTGCCCAGGCGTTTTATCAGACGCCGAACATCGTGATCAGCCCGTCGAATATGGCAACTGGTGACTACTACACCGTCACCTCTACCAGCCGCACCGGCTTCACCGTAAACTTCTACAACAGCGCCAATGCAGGCGTGACTCGCAGTTGCGATTACACTGCTACTGGCTACGGCAGAGAGATCGTCTAATGGCGCAAGCTGATCAGACCGTTCAGAACGATACATTCCCGACGGTCCGAGCTGACATCAACAACAACCTCGCCGCACTGTTTTCGGCTAACAGCGGCGGCACCGCGCCATCCACCACGGTGGCGTTCATGGACTGGATTGATACCAGCGGCGCTAACCCAATCTGGAAAAAGCGCAACGCAGCCAATAATGCGTGGATCACGCTTGGCACCATCGTCGGTAATACCGTCGCCTTTGAGGGCACGCTGCCGTCGCAGACCAGCCAAAGCGGTAAGTACCTTACCACCAACGGCACTGTTGCAAGCTGGAATGCCATCCCGCCCGGCTCTACCAAAGAGGTATTTACGTCCAACGGCACATGGGTAAAGCCCACCGCTGGCACCATTGCACTGATCACGCTATGGGGTGGCGGTGGAAGTGGTGCGCGATACGGAGGAACAGCCGGCGGCGGTGGCGGCGGCGGTGCCTGCGTGCAGCGGCTTTTCCAGTTGTCTGATTTGCCCGGTTCTGCTGCGGTCACAATCGGCGCAGGTGGTGCAGCGATTGGATCCACGACTGATGCCAACGGCAACGTCGGCGGCACCAGCACCTTCGGCAGCTTGATGAGTGCTTACGGTGGCGCTGGCGGCAGCCGCACCAATGTGGGAGGCACACTTATTGCCACTGGTGGCGGCGGCGGCGGCAGCCTGGCTGCTGGATCTAGCAGTACAGGCGGTGCTGGCCACGGCTCTATATTGACCGGCGGCAATGCAGGGGATACAGGTGACTACGGCGGTGCCGGTGGCGCTAGCGGCACAAGCAATGGCCCGGCTGCTTTCTGGGGTGGCGGCGGTGGTGGCGCCGCTTCTGTTGGCGGTTCTGCCACCCAACGCGCAGGTGGCGACAGCCTGAACGGTGGTGATGGCGCAACATCCAACACCGGCACGGCTGCATCAGTGCCCGGCGGCGGTGGCGGTGGTTCTAATCAAACGGCAGTTGCCAGTGGTGCTGGCGGTGCTGGCCTTTGTATCGTCTACATCTGGTGATGACTATGGATTACGCAATCGTCGAAAACGGCATCGTCATCAATGTCACCATCTGGGATGGTGAGGCATCATGGCAACCACCTGAAGGTTGCGATCTGGTGCCATTGCAGGATGGCGCAGGTATCGGCTGGGGTTACGTCGACGGCAGCTTTGTGGCGCCTGAAATCCCAGAAGCAGTAGAGTAGGCCATAAAGGACTGCTCCAGCAATGGCTGACCGTAAGATTTCGGATCTGACAGCACTGACTGCACCAGCGGCTGGTGACTACCTGCCCATCGTTGACATCAGCGAGGTTGCTGCTGCCAGTAAGAACAAGCGGATCACCATCGAGGAATTGTTCCGTGGCGTGCCGCTTGGCACGGCTGCTGCACCAAGCATTGCCATTGAAGGCGACGAGAACACCGGCATCTACAGCCCCGGCGCTGACCAACTAGCCATCAGCACTGGTGGCACCGGGCGGTTGTTTGTGGATGCGAGTGGAAATGTTGGAATTGGAGCAGCTCCTTCTGCATACAAGAGTTCTTATACGGGTTTTGATATTCGCACTGGATCCCTTTTTAGTGCCGCTGGAGTTGGTCTTGTTAGTCTTGCTTCCAACGTTTATTACAACAATAGCAATCAATTTATCTACAAGGAAACTGATGGGGCAACGCTTTACCAGGGCTATTCAGGTGTTCACACTTTTCACACGGCAGGTAGCGGAACTGCTGGCACCGTGGCCACTCTTACCGAGCGGATGCGCCTTACCTCCGCTGGCCTTTTAGGTCTGGGGACTAGTAGCCCAGTAGCGTTTCTTCATGTTTCTGGCTCGGGCGCTAGCTCTTGCAGGTTAACAGATACCCAATCATATAATTTTGGGACATCGGGACCCACTCTAGATTTAACGGGCAATGATAGTTCTGGGGCTAATACGTTATTTGCTCGCCTAAAAGGTAACCCTAACAACGGAAACGCTGATCGAGGATTTTTAGATATACTAACCCGTGTCGATGGCGTTACTACAAGCACTCTGCAAGTAGGCACAGGACTTGCCGCAAATGTTTTGATTCCAAACGGTCGCGTCGGCATTGGGACGAGTAGCCCTAGTGCAAAACTAGAGATCAGAAATGACGTTGCAGCCGCGACCAGTTTAGATACAACAGCTATAAAATTATTTAATAATTTAGACGGCGGATCTGGCATTGAGTTTTCCAATGCTGTTGCTGGTAAATCAAAAATTTCTTTCGGCGTAGAGTCTACTGGCACCGGGACAGATGACACCTATCTAGGATTTAGTACCTGCGCGAATGCCGGTGTATTGACCGAACGCTTTCGCGTCACCTCCGCAGGCCGCGTAGGGATTGGCACTACGAGCCCCGCTGCAGGTTTTGGCACTGGTGTTGTCAGCCTTGATGTTGTTGGTCCGATCTTTGCACGAGGTCCAATTGCAGCTCATCAAACAAATGCAGGCGTTTTCCAGTACACCGGTAATGACACAACAATCCGCAGCTATGGCGCAACTAGTGGCTCTGGAGCGATTGCATTTAATACAGGCGGCGGCGGTGGTTCTGCTGACACCGAACGCGCCCGCATCGACAGCTCGGGCAGGCTCTTAGTTGGCACGTCTACTGCGCGTCAAGCCAACTATGGAGGCGCTGGCTTAGAAGCTCAGGTTAATTTCTGCGGCTCAACAATAAATACGGCATCCGCAATATTTACTCGCGATTCCAACGATACAGATGGTTACAGAATCTACTTAGGCAAGACTCGCGCAACGTCGATCGGAAGCTTTGTAAATGTTGCACAAAACGATGAACTTGGTTCTTTCTGGTTTGGCGGCGCCAACGAAGGTATTTTTAGGCCGGGTGCAAGCATCGGTGCTCTTGTAGACGCCGAACCTTCAACTGCCGGTGATACCACCGACATGCCTGGCCGCCTAGTGTTCTCCACTACGGCAGACGGCGCGGCTACTCCTACGGAGCGGCTTCGTATTACCAGCGCAGGTCAAGTGCGTCTTGCTGGTGCTGGCATCACCTTTAACGGTGACACTGCGGCAGCTAATGAGCTGGATGATTATGAGGAGGGGACTTGGACTCCTGTAATTTCCGGCGCTTCAACTAGCGGCACTGGCACGTATACGGTACAGAGTGGACGTTACACAAAAGTGGGCCGCAGTGTGTATGTAGCTGGCACGGTTGCTTGGACCGCCCATGACGGCACCGGGACCATGCGGATTGCAGGTCTTCCGTTTACATCCCTAAATGTGACGGAACTTGCAAACGCTGTCTCGTTTACCTATTTTTCAGATATTGCCGTTCCGGCAAGCTCTATCCCTATTGGTGGTAATTTTCCAAACACCAGTGTAATCACTATTTACTCAATGGCGGTAGCTGGCGGCACTCCTTCGGGACTCGCAATGGACAATTCAGGGACTATCTATTTTTCTATGACGTATCAAGCAGCGTAAATCTTAGCCCGCAACCCGGCTTAAAACTACGACCCATCTAAACCCGTTCCTGCCAGTCGGCAGTTCCTAAAATGGCTCTCATCAAAGAAATCGTTATTGACAAGATTGAAGTACTGGAAAGCAATGCTATCCAGGTCCGCAAGGTTACCCGTGTGCTGGAGGATGGCGAAGTGCTGTCCTCTTCCTATCACCGCCATGTGTTGCAGCCCGGTGATGACTTGACCAATGAAGACCCCAAGGTAGTGGCGGTTGCTACTGCTGCCTGGGCTGAGTAGTCCTACTCGCTAAACCGCCTGCTACGACTGACTTGGACCCATAACATAAAAACTTTTATGTTACCGAGCAGTCGTAGTCACCTTCACTAGGCCGGACAACCGGCCTTGTCCAAACTGGGCGATCTCGCCTAGTATTCCATCAACCCCTTTTGACCAATGGCTAGCACCCCTGTCACCACCGTCACCTGGAAGATCGCTCAACTGGAGCGCGAAACCAGCGACGGCTTCGTGTTCACTGCCCACTACACCGTGGACGCCAATGACGGCACCTACAGCGCAGGTGCGTATGGCTCGATTGGTTTCGAGCGTCCTGCAGAGGATGCCCTGATCCCTTTCGCTGACCTGACCGAAGAGATCGTGGTCGGCTGGGTGCAAAATGCACTTGGCGATGAAAAGGTTGCCGAAGTTGAAGCAGCCCTCCAAAGCCAGCTTGACGAACAACACAACCCGACTCGGGCGGCAGGCGTGCCCTGGGCTTGACGCTAGAATCGGTCTAACGCGCCAAGGCAATGTCAGTTCAGCCCGGCATTTACAACATCCCGTTGCAACGCCGGGCGGACTACACCGTCACGCTTCAATTCAAAGATGCCTCGGCAACACCAATCAACCTCACCAGTTGGACGGTTGCCGCACAGGTCTGGAACAAAGCCCGCACCACCAAATACGCTGACTTCACTGTCACCTACACCAACCGCAGCACGGGCACGGTTGCCATTGCATTGACTGACGAGCAGACCGCCACATTCCCGGATGAGGCGTACTATGACGTGCTCCTGACCAATCCATCTGGCCTGAAGGAGTATTACCTTGAGGGCCTGGTATTTGTCAGTGAGGGCTACACAGCATGACATCCGTCAATGTCACCACTGATGTCAACACCGTCACCGTATTGGATGATGGCGCAACGATCATCGTGACAACTGGCGGTGTCAGCCAACAAACGTTCGATGCACTCGAGGCACGCGTGGCTGCACTTGAAGCACTCGACATCATGTTGCTAGAAGGCTGATGGCTGTCAAATCCAAAACTGGCGCGGCTCGCATCGAGCACCAACCGGGCCCACCCAAAACCACCAGCCAGGGCTACGGCCAACACAGCCGCCCACGGCGTCGTGGCAAGAAGGTTCTGCGCGGGCAAGGCCGGTAGCTACAATGTTTAGGTAGCCACTGCTGCCATGATTGAA